AAAAGAAGTTCTTTTGGGTTGGGACGGCATCAACGACGAGGACGGCAACCCGATTAAGTTTTCACAAAAGGCATTAGCTCAAGTCATTGATGTTCCAATGCTTGCAACGAGTATTTCTAAAGCGTTCTTTGATTCAATAGCCGGAGCTAAAAGAAAAAACTAGTAGAGGCGGCTGAATACTGGGCCGCCGGAGATAAAAACAATACAGATGATTTAATGAGTGATGCGGCAATGATGGGCATCGCATTACCTGAACCTGAGAAAGATGACGACTTTGAAGTTTGGCCTGAAAATGAAGAGGCAGTTTTATTGTTTTTACGTGTTCAGACGCAATGGCGTACATCAATGGCAGGTGTAACGGGTTTAGATTATGCGAGCGTAGTAGCTACAGCTAAACTTTATTCAATAGAAGATTTGCCTTCCGTGTTTGAAGATTTACAAGTTATGGAAATAACGGCAATGAACTTATTAAATAAAAAGGAGGCTAAATAATGCCTAGAGGAATACCCGGATCAGGTGGCGGTAATTACGGGATTACTATTAACGCGAATGTAAGAGGACAAAAGAAGATAAAACAACTTGGAAACTCTATGCAGGGGGTTCAAGGTAGAGCAAAGAATTTAGCGGCGGCGTTTAAAGGATTAGTTGGCCCATTAGCTGCAATAGCTGGCGCGGCGGCTTTATTTAAAACATTAAATGCAAGTTTTCGAGTAGTAGCAGAAAGAGAGGCCGATTTTGCAACGTTGGCAAATGGTTTAGAGCGAGTAACGACTAATGCACCGGTAGCAGCTAAAGCACTTAGAGGCATTGCTGACGAATTAGGATTTGAAACTTTATTTGATGAAAAAGAATTTCAAAAAGGTTTTACCTTATTAACCAGTTTTAAAAATATTGGTGTTGATTCTTATAGCCGAGTAGCAGAAACAGCGGCGGACTTAGCGCAGATTAACCAAACAGATTTAAAAAGTTCTTTCCTACAGTTAGCAAAGGCGTTAAGTGATCCAACAAGAGGTTTGACGGCGTTATCTCGTTCAGGTGTGATATTTACAGAAACGCAACGAGAAATGATTCTGGAGTTGCATAATTCAGGGCAAGAGATGAAAGCGCAGGCGGAAATATTAAAGATTGTCGAGGGTAGTTATAAAGGCGCGGCTAGATCAGCGGCGGAGGGGTTAGCGGGTGCGTTTGATACGTTAGGGCAAAAGGTAAGAGATTTTAATGAAGCTTTAGGAATGGCTTTAGCTCCTATTATTGAGCCTTTAGTCGAGGGATTGTCTGAAGTCTTTGGCGTAGTAACAGAAGGATTAAGCCTAGTTCAGGATGATTTATTGATATTCGCAAAAAATTTAAAGCAGGTTTTAGAACCCGTTTTTAAATGGCTTATAGATAGCATAAAAAATGCTTTTGAATGGTTTGATGCTTTATTTGCGACGAGGCAGAATTTAGAAAAAATTAGAGTTAAAGAAGGCGAAGGCAAGTTTAAAGAAGTTCGTAAAGATTTATGGACAAAAGCGGGAGGCGTTCAGCCCGGTTTATTTGGTGGCGTAGATCAAAAATCTGAGGTTGTTCGTATAGCCAAACAAATGGCTGGTGATGCTGGAAATTGGAGAGATTTCTATAATGAAGCGAGATCAGAGGTATTTGATAAATTAGTTGCTGAATATGTTCAAGATAATTTAAAACTTGATGCTGTTATACCTAATCTAAAAGAAGTTAAATTAAATATCGACGAAAATTTAGATGTACTGAAAAGTTTAAAATTGACCTCAAATAATACAGGTGACTCTTTAACCAAAACTTTTGGTCAAGAAATGCAATCCAAATTAAAGAAATTTAGTGATTCTATTAAAACAGTAGAGGAATCAATGGCTGACGTGGTAATAGGTGGTATCAAAAAAATGGAAGATTCGTTGTTTGATTTCGTGACTACTGGGAAATTAAATTTTAGGGATTTAGCAAATAGCATTATCAAAGATATGGCACGTATCGCGATACAGCAAACATTTACTAAAGGTATAACAAGTTGGTTTAGCGGTTTTAGTCTCTTTGGCGGTGGTAAGGCAATGGGCGGCCCTGTTGGTGCTAATAAATCCTATTTAGTTGGTGAGCAAGGGCCGGAGATTTTAAGGATGGGAAATCAAAGCGGAAACATCACACCGAATCACAAGTTAGGGGGTATGGGTTCCACTAGCGTTGTTGTTAATGTTGATGCGTCTGGAGGTTCCGAAGTTGAAGGCGATGAAGGTCAGGCAAGAATATTAGGAAAAGTCGTCGCGATGGCTGTTAAAAATCAAATTGCAAATGAACGCAGGCCGGGGGGTTTACTTTACGCATAATGGCAACCTTTCCCTCTATTGAATCTTCTTATGGTCTAAGTAAGGCCAGCGCACCAAAGACAAACACGGCGGCTTTTGGGTCGGGTTATTCTCAACGGTCAACGTTCGGGATTAATCAAAATTTAAAAAAATGGAATTTACGTTGGCAAAATTTAAGTGAAACCGATAGCGACACGATAGAAACTTTTCTTGATGCAAGAGGCGGAACAGAAAGTTTTACCTTTACACCTCCTAGCGAATCAGCGAGCGCTAAATATATTTGCACCTCTTGGAATAAAACAATTCCTTACCCTAACTTGGCAACAATTACGGCAACCTTTCAAGAAGTAGCGGAGGCGTAAAAATGCCAACTGTTCCCCAGTCGATACAAGAACAGATTCAAATGCTCGAACCTTCGGCGGTGATCGAGTTATTCCAATTGCATTTAACGTTGGCAGTAAATGGAACCGATACCGTTTACTACTACCACGCGGGAACAAATGAAATTTATGGAAATATAGTTTTTAATTCAATTACTTATAGTGCTGTTCCTTGCGAAATGGATGGGTTCAAACGTACAACAACGGGAACACTACCAAGACCAACTTTTACTATTGCTAATGCTAATAGTGCTATTTCTGTTTTATTAGCTTCTTATAATCCGTTAAATGCAAAAGTCGTAAGAATAACAACGTGTAAAAAATTTCTTGATGCTGTTAATTTTACAAGCGGAACCAATGCAACGGCTGACCCGACCGCAATCTTTGAGGCTGACGATACTTGGTATATCGATAGAATCGCATCTGAAAATATGAACTCTGTTCAGTTTGAGTTATCAACAAGAATGGATTTATTAAATATAGCTTTACCACGTCGTCAAGTATTGGAACATTGCCCGTGGGAATTTAGAGGGACGCAATGCACCTACAAGGGAGGTGATGCAACTTGTGGTCATAAATATTCCGACTGTGTTGCAAAGTTTCCCGGTAGAAATGAATTACCGTTTGGAGGGTTCCCTAGTGCAAGACTTCAGATGTGACGCAAAAAAACACGCATTAGAGGAACACCCTAAAGAGGCTTGCGGTGTTGTTGTTAATGGCAAATATTTCAGATGTCGAAACGTAGCAGACAAGCCTGAAAATGATTTTATTCTTGAGGCTAGGGATTATGTAAAGGCACGACAAAATGGAAAGATTGAGGCGATTATTCATTCACACCCGAAGGGAGGAAAAGAAAGCCTTGCAGATCAAACGGCTTGTTCACGCACAAAGATCAACTGGCATATTTATTTAACTCCTAAAGATGAATGGTTAACTATCAAGCCCTAGTCGGTTTAAATTGGGAATATGGAAAAAGTGACTGTTTTGGTTTAGTTAGAAATTATTTTAAATTATTAGGCGTTGAACTTCCTGAATATGAAAGGCCTAAAGATTTACAAACTTGCGACAGTATATTTCTAGATCAATTACCCAAAAAAGGTTTTCAACAAATCCCAATTAATCAAAGATTACCGAATGATGTTTTGGTAATGCGTCTAGGAACAAAAACAGCAATGCACGCGGCAATATTGCTACCTAATGAAATGATCTTGCATCAAAAGCAAAATTCTCTTTCATGCGTAGAGGTTTATAGGTTCTACTATGTAGAGAGAACAGAGGCAGTTTTTAGATATGCAACGGGTGTTACTCCTAGATGAATTAGGGGAAAAATTTGGCCCGGTGCATGAGTATCACAACTTAAGGACGCCTGTTGATGCCATTAGGCTTTTATGTATTAATCACCCTGAATTTTCAAGAGAATTAATTGAATCAGGTGAAAGAGGCGTTGGTTATAAAGTTATTCAATCGGAAACAGAATTTGAGTTAGAAGACATGATGCTTCCGTTTGGAAGTAAGGATTTGATTATTGCGCCTGTTATTGCTGGTAGTGGTAACGCTGGAAGAATTGTTTTAGGTGTTGCCTTGATTGGTTTGGCAGTTGCGACGGGTGGCGTTTCGTTAGGTGCTACAGGGTTTGTTGGTGCTTCTGGTATTCCATTAGCGGCGTCATATTCAACAACTATGGCGGCTATTGCAATCGGTGGAAATATTGGTATCGCGTTAACTCTTGGCGGTATTAGTCAAATGTTGTCACCTCAACCGCAAGAAGCGCCACAATTCACACCGGGCGCAACGTCAACAGATCGAGGGCCGGGTTCTATTGTTAGAGGTTCCGATGGTCGTCAATCTTACGCATATCGAGGCGCAATAAATAGCGTTGGAGCTGGTGCAACAATCCCCGTGGTTTTTGGTAAGGCGTTAATAGGAGGTCATATCGTTTCCGCAGATATGCAAGTAACAGACGAATCTGATCCTTTAACTCAATGGATTAAAACGCCTTCACCCGATACGATGAGGATTCAAGGCGAAAAGTTAGATTCTGTTTTTAAAGAAACGTCTGGTATTAAATCAAGGTTGTTAAGTGCTTCTGATGTTAATTCGATAATTGGAGGTTCAACAACAAAATATTTAGCCGCGCCTCATCAATTAAATTTAACAAGTAATACAAGGCAGCAAGTAGTAGGGGGAAATATACCGGGTGAATTTAGCGGTGCAACTGATGTCGCAAAATTTCAAATTGCTTTTAGGTTAAATAATGGATTATATGACGAAATTGCAGGGGCAGGCAGTACAAAAGTAGATGGGTTTGTGACCTTTAAAATTATTGTAGAAAATACAGATTTAAGCAGTACACCCGATGTTGCAACGATACAAGTAACGGCGCAGGGTTTAATGTCAGGGTCACAATCTTATTCATGGGTGCATTGGTTTACTTATGGAAAAATTGAACACAAAGACAATTATTTAGTTTTTGTTGAGCCGGTAGATTATAGCGCTAATCTAAATATTAACACTTTAGAAGTGCTTCAAGTTGGTTATTACTTTGTTAATCCTTAAGGTTTAATCAAATGGGCTTAAATTCTACTTCTACTATTAAGATAATTGATCTTCTTTGTGAGGGTACAATTGAAGGTATAGTAAATTCTGAAAAAGGTATTTATTTAGATGAAACACCAATTGAAGCAACCGACGGAACAAGAAATTTTGATACTGATTCTGTTGGTTGGGATTTCAGGCTAGGAGGTGCAACACAGTCAAGGTTGCGCGGTTATTTAGACGACGGCACCTCAACAGTTACAACGGTCAATGCAGAAGTAGGTTCCAATTATAGTGAAACACTAAATACTACAAATGAGGTTACATCTAGAGATTACGGAAGCGGTCAAGTTGTAAGGCAAATAACCGATACAGATGTTGAGTCGTTCCATATTTTATTCTCTATCCCTGCGTTATTTTCAACGGCGCAAGAAGGCTTAGCAAAAGGTCAATTATTTAATGCAACCGTTCATTTACGGGTACAAGTTCAACCTCAAGGAAGAAGTTATCAAACACTTTATCAAAGAGATATTACGGGAATAAGTACAACTGATTATCAAGTTAAAACGCCAAAAATTCAACTACCCGGACAAGGCCCGTGGAATATCAAAGTTTTAAAAACGACAAATGGAGAAAACGATTTTGAAATTAGCTACACAGATTTTGACGAAGTTTCATCGACAACACCATTAGCAAATAGTAGAGGGAATAGAGTTTTTTGGACAAGCATCATAGAAAAGCAAGAGTTAAGAAGTGCATACCCTTATACGGCTTGTGTTGGCTTAAGTCTTTCAACAAAGCAATTCACATCTATTCCAACTAGGGCTTATTTAATACGCGGGGTAAAAGTTGAGGTTCCACATAATACGCATGTTAGAGCAGATGGAAGCCTTGAATTTATTACTGATCTAGCTTTTGACGGGTCTTTAGTTACTCGGTGGACTACGTGCCCGGTTTGCATTTTCTATGCAATGCTTACTAACAAAGTCTGGGGTGCCGGTGATTTTATCGCGTCGTCTTCTTTAAATTGGGTTGATTTATATCCATTGGCTCAATATGCAAATCAATTAGTTACTACCCCAGATGGAACACAAGAGCCAAGATTTGCAATTAATACAGTTATCGGGGATAGAAAAGATGCTTATTCAGTTGTTAGAGATTTAGCAAGTACTTTTAGGGGAATGACCTATTGGGCAAGTAATACAATACAAGTTACGGGAGACCATGGAAATTTAGACGGTTCAGACGTTGCACCTGTTCATCTCTATAACAATTCAAATGTTATTGATGGCTTGTTTAATTACGCCGGTTCGTCGTTAAAAACTAGAAGTACATCAATACGCGTTCAGTATAATGATCCTGATAATTTTTATAAATCTAATTTTGTTGTTGTAGAAGATTACGATTTAATTACTAAATACGGCTATCAAACAAAAGAGATTATTGCTTTTGGGTGTACTTCAAAATATCAAGCGCAAAGGTTGGGGCGTTGGATGATGGCGGCGGAAGAATTAGATCAAGCCGTCATAAGTTTTTCAACTGGTTTAGAAGGTGTTGCAGTTTTCCCGGGGCAAGTTTTCGCGGTTGCTGATGAAATGAAACAAGGGGCGCAATTAGCTGGAAGAGTTTCAAGCGCAACAACAACAGCGATTACTTGCGACCAAACAATTTCATTACCAGCCGGGTCTAGCCATCAAATAACTTGCATCATGCCGGACGGTGATAGAGAAATTAAAGATATTAGTTCTGTTGCTGGAGCCGTTATTAATTGTGCAGCCTTTAGCGCCGCGCCTCAAGCTCAAAGCGTTTGGTCGATTTCTTCAACTGTTGTTGTTGAGCAAAAATTTAGGTGTCTTTCTGTTGATGATAATAAAGATGGAACATATTCAATTACGGGAACAGAGTTTAATGATTCGATTTATTCAACTGCTGATACTGGAACAGCTCTTGAGTATGAAGATGTAACAACATTCGATGATAATCCAACTGCAATTACTGGTTTAAGTTGGGCATTTGCCGAAGTTAGAGTTAACAACAATACAATAAATAGAATTACATGGAATTGGACAAGAGGAACGAACGGGTCAAGCATTCTTTTTGATATTCGATACAAAATAGGCGGCGGTAGTTATACAACAACTTCAACGACAAACACTATTTTAGATATTGATAGTTTGGTTTCAGGGACACAATTAACGTTTGAAGTTAGAGCCGTCGGGCCTGCCCCCCTTCGCAAAACATCGCCTTGGACATCTCAAACAATCACGGTGCCTTCACCGGGTTCAGGTGGCGGCGGTGATGATCCAACCCCTGTTCTTTTACCTCCTGATCCTGTTAATGTCAGTATTCAGGCTTCAAGCAAAGACGAAGTTACGTTCAGATGGTCAATCCCTACAACATGGGGCGGTAATAGTTCAGATTTAATATCAATTATTAGGCATTCAAATAAAACTGACGGCACCGGAACATGGGCAGATTCAACACTATTAAGAGAAGTTCAATCTAATACTGATTCTGTTGTTTTAGATTTATTAGAAGGTGAATATATGGTTAAATTTAAAGATCAGCTTGGAAATAAAAGTACTAATGAACAGAGCGCAATAATAGATTTACCTGATGCGTTGCCTAGATTAGGGCAAACAGTTAGAAGAGAAGATACAGATACTCCACCATTTCAAGGTCAGAAAAATAATGTTTTTTATTCTAATGAATATGATGCTTTAGTTTTAGATGGTACTGATTTATGGGACGATCACACCGCAAATATAGATACATGGGGGTCGATTGATTTTCTTGGTACTCTTAACACGTTAGGAACTTATTACTTTAATAACGTCGTTGATTTAGGCGGAATATTTAGTTGCATTTTCAAAAGGAAATTAACAACAAGAGGATTACTACCAAATGATACGATTGATGATCGTGCAACAAATATGGATAAATGGAGCGATTTTGATGGAGCTTTAGCAGATGAAACAACAGCAAATATATATTTTAGAAAGAGCAATACGGCGCCAAGTGTTGACGATTTAATCACAGAAGATTCAGACAAAATTCTTTTAGAAGATGGCGACGACGTATTACAAGAGGACTCACAAGTTTTCGGGGCATGGACTCCGATGGAATCAGGTAGATATACCGGGCGCGTTTTTCAATTTAAAGTTGATTTATCAAGTACGACAGTTGATCAAACCCCTATTGTTGATGAATTAGGTTATACGCTGCAATTTGAAAACAGAACAGAAAGTGCGGCTTTAGATGCAGGAGCAGGGCCGGGGGCTAAAAATGTTTTATATCCGAAAGCTTTTTATCAAACACCAAAACTAGGTATCACGGCTAAAGATCTTGCTACGGGTGACTATTACGAAATCAGCAACGAATCAAGAACAGGTTTCACAATTCATTTTAAAAATTCAAGCGGGTCTAGCTTAGACAAAAGTTTTTCATATCAGGCAAACGGTTATGGAGCCGAAGGCGCTTAAAAATACTAAGTCAAACAGTTAGACAAGTTGCACCACCGGTAATAGTTCCGCTAGTAGTTTTGATCTGTAAAGTTGCTCCATTGGCTCTGTAATCAACACCCAATCCAGTGTTGTCACTTTCCGAAATGACTGTATGTGAATTTACGCGCCACATAACCAAAGCCGCTAATTGATTTCCTCCAGTGGTGTTATAAGCCGTTATCATGGCAACCCCACCTATGCCACTACTAACGATATCAGTCCACGTTGTTGAAACATTAGTAATAGACTTTGCAGATATTTTTCCCCTAGTACTTGCGCTGTCTTGCAATTCAAGAATGCCATCACTAATATTTCCCGTGCTTGAAGTCGAAAATTTCAAATTGTTGTCATAAAACAACTTGCAGGCGTCCCCCCCTAGCAATTGAAGACTATTAACCCATGAACCTCCACCATAATTCTGGATGTTCATGTTGCCATCTGTTCTTGCTTGAATTCTCCATTTATCACCGTTATCGTCGCCTCTGTCTGCGAATAATTCGATTTGACCTAAACCGCCATCTGGGCCTTGAACTCTAATTCCGTTCGGGTCCGTTTTACATGTAATTACATTATTATAATATAACTCAACTGTCCCACCAGATCTAACTATTAAACCTGAATCATTTCCATTAGTTCCCGTTTGTATATAAACTTCACCAGCGTTCGCCCCCATATATAAATCAGCACCTGATTGAGGTGTAAACACCCAACCATTTGTCCCCGTTGAATATATTTCTAAATCGCTCCCCGCGCCAAACATAGCTTTAGTACTATCTGCAAAAAGAAGCTGATTCGCTGATCTATCCCAAACCACGTCCCGGCCAGCCGTTGCCCCGTCAAAAGTTACATCTTCATTAAAAGTACTTGCGGCATCAACATTTATTCCCCCTGCAGTCGTAAATAAAGAAACCCAACCATTATTAGCGGAATTTCGAAGCTTAACTAAATTACTTGAAGTATCAACCCATGTCATATAAGCGTACGTGGTCGAAGGCTCCGTACCTGAACTGTTACCGCTAACAATTGCGGCTAATGCGTTGTTTAAATCTGTACGAAAACTACTGCCTGATTGGTTCGATAGTACATAGTCGTGGGTACTCATTTTTGCTATGTCGCCTTGATATGCTTTTAGTTTAGACAGTCATAGGAAGAGGTGTATAAATTAACAAAACTAATAATTTTAAACCCTTGTCAGATTGATTAACCTTTTTTATATTACGAAGACATATTAAAAATAAATGCCAACACCTCAAGAGGAACTGAAAGAAGTTGAAGCTAGGCTTAATAGTAATCTTGAAAAAGTTCAAGCAATACAAGGAAAAATAAAAAAGCTACAAGCAGAGGGGCAAGCTTTAACGCAGCCAATTTTAGAGGATCAGGGAGCTTTGAAAGTGCTTAAAAAACTCACTAATGCCTCTACTACCTAAAGGTATTAAACTATTTATAAAAGGTTTTCAAAATGGCTTACTCCTATACATGGGAAATAAACGAAAGTCAAATGGTTTCAGATATTTCTGATGGTTTTATTAAGACGATTGTTTACAGGGTTTTAGGAAAGGATGGAAGCACAGAAAAAGCAAGACATACGGGGAAAATTGAATTTACAAAGCCTGACTCCTTACCAAGTGAATTTATTAGTTTTAACAGCGTGACCAAAGAAAAATCTTTAGAGTGGGTTAAAGCAGATTCATCTATTGATGTTGCAGGGATAGAAGGTAGTCTAAAATCTGCAATTGATTTAGCTAATACCCCAGTTGAAAAAGTCGGTGCGCCTTGGTCATAACTGCGATTAAAATAAAAGTAAAAAATGGCAGATCGAAAAATTAGCGCACTAAGCGAATTAACGGCGCCTGTTGCTGATGATGTAATACAAATTATTGATTCAAGCGAGTCTTCTAACTCTGCCAAAAACAAGAAGATACAATATACAACGCTGTTAAGAAACTTACCGTCAGGAAGCAACACGACGCCCTCTTTAGGTTGGTTAGCTGATAGTGGCGCGACAGGTCTTTATAGGTCGGCGGCTAATACTCTTTCTGTTTCTATAAATCAAACGTTAGTCGGATCATTTCAATCAAGCGGGTTGCAACTAGGCGCAGGTACTCCAGCGGCTCAACTTCATTTGTTTAGCACTGATACAACTGATCAGATTATTTTAGAAAATAGCGACGCCGGGGCAGATACAGCCCCCGACCTAGTTTTATATAGAAATTCTGCCAGCCCTGCAAATGCTGATAATTTAGGCAACCTTGTTTATAGAGGTGAAGATTCAGGCGATAACGCGCATGACTACGCATCTATAGCCGCGTCAATTAAAACCGTAACTAATGGCGGAGAAGATGGAATTTTAGATTTAATGTCGTCAGCTAGTGGAACACTTGCCTCAAGAATCAGATTATCAGCGGATAAAGTGGGCTTTGGTGAAACTGTCCCTCTTTACCCTGTTCATATAACAGTGGCTGGAGCTGGTACGGCTTTATGGGTTGAATGTAGTGCTAACGATGCAGGTTCAACGGCTGACATCACTTTATTTTCTAGAAGGGGCGCGTCTGGAGCTGGTCAAGATAATGACATTCTTTCAACCATATTTTGCAGGGGTAAGAACGACGCAGGAACACCTGAGCAAATAGATTATTCCGCGATTGAATCAAAGATAATAGATGCAAGTGACGGGACAGAAGACGGGCAAATAAATTTCAAGGTAATGGACGCGGGAACATTAACAACTCAATTCTCTATCGATGCAGATTTATTAACCGTTGGCGATGCTGTAAACATTGCAACTAATACAAGTACAGGAACAAAGATTGGAACAGCGACAGGGCAAAAGATTGGTTTTTGGAATACAACCCCAGTTGATCAACCCGCCGCGGTTGCTGATTTAACGGTCACGGCTTCTAGTGGTTCTTTGCCTACTCCTAACGGTTCGGTTACTATCTCAAACGCTGCTAGTCCTACTAATGCAGAGTTGCTTGAGTATTGCGTTGAACTAGAGGCAAAGCTTGAAGCCGCGTTGGCTCGTTTACGTGAGACCGGTTTGATTGCAACTTAAGCATTAAATACAAAGGCATTAACGCGATAAAACAAAAAGCAAGAGTTGCAACGGTTATGGGTAAAGCTTTTAATAATGCGTCTTTGATTATTTCATTCATGTAAAGCTTAAAACCTTTCTTTTGCTTATTATGGCGACATAGCAGCATTAAAACCAATGGTCAGAAAAATTATTGATGGGTTGGCGGTTATTTCCTTTTTATTAGTAGTAGGAATTACAGGCGGCGGGGTGTTTGGTTATTTATGGATAACAAATGAAGATAATCAAAAAGCAATAAAAGAAAAGGTAATGAAAGAAGTAACTAGCTCTATTCCTTTACCATCTTTATCAGGCCCGGCTTTGCCAACAAATCCATTAAGTTCTAAGCAGCAAAAGAATGAAGAAAAAAAAGCCGTAGGCGTTCCATTTAGTCCTTTTTAGATTGGTAGAAATTCCAAAAATAGAAATACCCTTAATAGGGGTTAAAGCTATTAATACTTACGCTGTAAATGTTCTAAAGGTTATACCGCCAAGCGTTCCAATCAATATTCCTCTAGGTTTCCCAATTATTGAAATGCCTTGCGTAAAAACAAGGAGAAATTTTGAAAATGATGCCTTAATTGATAATGACCCCGATGGAAATTTAATTCTGTGTACGGGTGATACTCCAGCTTTTGAACCGTTAAATTATGAACCCATGAGAATTGTTCCTATAAAAGAGGAGGAGCAACAAAGACACGAAAAGCCAGAAATACCGCCAGCGCCAGAAGTACCAAAAGCAACGCCAGAATCTTGCCCTCCTGATGGTGCGCCTGAAGTTGGGACAAAAGTAGAAGAAGGTACTAGACAAATTATTAAGTATGAATTGATTGGAAATCGTTGTGTAACTAGATATAAAAAATTAAGTGTTCAACAACAAATATTTGACGCAATCCCAACGGTGCCTCAAGTTGTAAAAACGGGATCAATCACATTAATTGCAACGACGGCGGCATTATCTACCCCTTTACTTTTAAAAGCGGTTAAACCAATTATTAAACAGATAGTTAATAAGGTAAAAAAGATTTTAGGTAAAAAAGTAAAACGTCCCAACTTGGCAGAAAAAAGGGCTAATTCTTATCGAGAGAAACGGGGTTTACCTCCTTTGAAGGCGAAGAAATAAGGTGCCTATGTGGTAAGACTTGGCCCATTTTTGGCTTTATTACTATGTCTTCGCATAATTTAAAATAAGGCGAATTAGAAGCGAACTCTATGCCCTGTAATTTCAAATTTCCACATTCACGTAATCTCGCGATGTGCCAATCTAGCTTCTTATTTTCTATTAATTGTTGTTGATGCTCCCCTTGAAGCTTTGCATTCCTCAAGCAAGTACGTTGAAATCTTCTATCAAGTGGCATTGAAAAAGTCAAACTTGCGCCGAGGTTTAAAGAGTGATTGTCTTTCTGTCCTGTTCTTACGTCTTGATAGTAAAGAATCGTTCCGTCATCGTTATAGACAGGGCTTTGATACCAGTATTCTTTAGGCTCTGAAAAAGTATGTGAATCCGTAATGAACGGCGAGAATGTCAACATTGGACCCTGACAAACTACCCCGCCCCCATATTGGTTTTGGATTAAATTACCTTGAAGGGTTTGTATTGCCATATTTGTCAGACTTGCGCTTGTATTCGCTACCGGGGCCGCTGTTTGTGAAGTATTAGCTAATGCACTTGATCCACTAAATAATATTACTGTGAGAAGACCGAAGTAGTTTCGGTGACACTTTCTAAAACTGTTGTTCGATTGATTGTTGTTAGATTTGATAAACCCGGCCCTATGTAGCTTTCCGCGTATTGAAACGCCTGCCCCGGATTTGCAATCGTAACGTTTGGTTTTTGGGTTAGGTCCGCCCCTGTCCATGTATAACTTACCCCATTAATTGTTTGAGCCGTTTCAGAAGGCGGCGGAGAAAGGGTCGAGCCGTCAATAGATAAGTTTGTTCCATTGATCGTATAAGTATGCCCTGTGTTGTAGTCAGTAGAAACAATGGATTCAGTAACATTTTGAGTTGTGCGCGTAACTGCTGACATTGAACCACTTGAAAAATTTGGCACAACGGGGACCGCATAAGCTGGCGAAAAAAATAAAAGCGCTAACGGGTAGAGCCGTTTCATTACTACTTGACACTGATCGACGTAACAACAGAACCCGTCGCAACTGTGCCTTGCCCTCCGGCAGTCAAACTCACAACACCCGCACTTGTAACCGAACCGGCGAGCGACCCGGCAACGCCTGAACTATGTGAGGTTACGTCGGAAAAATTAGGAACAGCGCCAACAGTAGGGGCGCCCGTAGCGACTGCATCGCCAGTTATTAGCGACTGAGAAAAACTGAAGCTTTCCCCAGAGGTGGCGTTTTGCGTCGCTGCAATTGTTCCGGGTGAATAAACTCCACTTGTGATAGTTCCGGCTGATATTGTCCCGGCGGTAGTCCCGTCCGTTACATCTACCCCGGTTCCTGAAATTGAATAACTTGTGCCAATTCGTTCGGCTTGAGTTACCGCCGCGTTAACGGTTAATTGTGCCGAACTAGTTATTGAATGAGTTAAATCTGCTTTTACAGGAATAGCAGCGAAAAGAAAAGCAAAGGGGATTAATAGTTTTTTCATTGGATTAAACGGCCTGTTTGGTTATCTATTTCTTTACCTGAAAGTTTATCGATCTTTGGTTTTTCTGCTTTAAGCGTTATATCATTTTGCACCCTTACTATTTGAGTATCACCTAAGATTTCCTTTAATTCTGCTTTTACGCTCTGCCCATTACTGCCAGCACCTTTTTCGCCCTTTTGAGTTATATTTGCGCCAAAAGTGCTACTCAATCCTACGAAAATCGAGGCAATAAAAGTCGGGTCAATTTTCTGCTGAGGTATGCCAAGCTTGCTCAAATCTAGGTACGATAATGACAACATCAAAGTCGCCCAAGTAAGCAAAACCAATCTGACCCCTAAACCGACGTATTCAAACTGTTCGTCTCTGTCGGGGACTTTATCTTTTAATTTTTGAATAAAGTTTTTCTTTGTTTCTTGCTTTTTCTCTTCCATATGACGCCATAGCAAAGAATGATTAATATTACAATAGCTTCAAAAAACGTCTTTTGACCGAGATTGGCGCGGCCATAGTGTCAGGTGCTTTTGTGTATCTCGCTATGCAAGCCAAGAAAAACTCAGAGTTAAAGGTTGAAATCTTTACGCGCTTAAATCGCCTAGAGCAAACAACCGCAAGACTAGAAGAACGCTGCCCCATGAAAAACACTAGATGAATCATTTAATTCAAAGTCCGATCTTTTGGGCGGCGGTAGCCCTTGCCTCGGAAATTGTAGGCGCGTCAAAACTCAAGCAAAACTCAGTGATTCAATTAGTCTTTGAGACTTTGCAAAAAATGAAAACTAAAGTTAACGACAATCCAAAATGATTAAAAAAATTTCAGTAGCAGAAAACGCCGCTAGGAACGAGTATCAAGAAAAGCTTTACCGTCTGGACAATCGGGGAACAGATCCTGATCACCCTCATAAAAATACGTTCACCGGCTTGCATCAAGAGGTTCTAACCTATGAGCGTTTAAAAGAAGAATTGGCAATATACGACAAGTGGAAAAATAGGTATTGGCGTATTGCTAACGATTAGAATCTTTTATTTCGTCGATGATCATATTGATCATTATGGTCTTTGAATAGTGACTTGGCGTTCCTGCAAGCGCTCTTAATTCTCGGCTTGTCTTATCCCTTAAAAATTTTTTAAAACCGTCGTAAGGTTCAGGGCTTTCATATATAAAAAGCTTTCCTATTAAATCAAGGATCTTTTTCATGGGCTGCTTATCCTTTTACTATGTCTAGATATTAATTAGATGGATAGACAAGAATTATTGATTTGTGATTGTTCACATTGCAGGAACATAAAAAAGCAGCAAAAACAGTTAGAGCTGCATTTAAAAAAAATTAGCTTGTCTAAAGTATTGAAGGCGTCCCCGTCACCTTATCCTCGCTAGAATTGAATTGCCCTTAATTTATGCAATTAAGCGTTAAACACCTAGGGATGGGTACTATTAAACCTCTTGGCTCTTGGTTGTAGTCGAGGGGTTTTCTAGTATGAACAGGCAAAAAAAGACCCCTTTCGGGGCCGGGTGGTTTCTTAAGCTTGGTCTGAGATTACTTGGCGAATTGCCTTTTTAATTGTTGCTCTTTTGTATGACTCTAGGGCTTGAATTAAGCAGTCCTCGCCGTGAAATACTTTTTGGAAAGGAAGGTTACGAGCGCCTATTGTCTTTGTAGACATTGAGCAATAAGGAAATTCACCGTTGCTAACACAGACTGTGAAACTTTGCTTTGCTGAGATATTGAAAGTGTATCCAGTTAGAGTTTCAGAAGGCTTAGTAATTTGCATTTGGTAGCGTCTCCGCTTTGTTTACTTCTTTATTATACATAGTAAGGGTAAACCCCTACGAGAACGTAACAATATACTCACAATTAGATTCAGTAATTTAATTATTACAATGCTATGCCGCCGTATTAAGCGTCATATTGTGACACCTGTGGAAATCATCTTATCCACAAGTACAAACATATTATTTCTTATATTCGTTTCTGCTGCAATGAATTTCAAGAATAGTTTATGTGTACTAACTGGCCTGATTTGGTATAGACCTGATACTAAAAATTTTCAATCTTGTGCCAATTGATGATTTTGCTTGTGCAGCGATTGTGCCAGAAATTTGCTCAAGTGGTCAGGTTGTCAATCGTCTCTAGGGGTAAACCCTTTGCAATTACTAGATAGTGATCAAAGATAGTACATATACACTAAATTACTCAGGTGACGTATTGGGGTATATATAAGCGCATGGGAGAGATCCCACCAATTACATAGGAGTTTATTATGGGCGTACTTGCTGACGCACTACGCGAGAATCTTAGGCAACTTGCTCAGTCTGATGCTCGTCGGCTACGAGAGACCGACCAGATCCTCAAGGAATCACGAGCCATCAACGACAAGATCAAGAGACTCAAGTGATTCACCGGCCCCTCATCGCGAGGGGTCTTTTTTTTTGGTGTACTACTTTTTGACTTAGACTTTGCGATTTTTGCAAATCGTATTATTTTTTCGCTGTAGTTCGTTGCGCTGCAGGGGTTTTCAAAATGACTTTGTGAAAGTTGAGCAACGTGTTTGCTGTACTACTCAATTCGAGC